GATGGTGCGGAAAGCCGAGTACAAAGCTGTGTGATTTTCGTCTGAGTCATCCGTCGCAGGTTACGCATAAGCGCACTTGCGATGCTCCAATGTGCGACCAGCATGCGAAGAGTGTTGGAACAAATCTTGATTTCTGTCCAGACCATGCAAATAAAGAGTTCGAACTGACTCCATGAACAAGCCGCCATTCGTAGATTTACATTCTCTCGATGAAGATGACCGTATCGACATGATCGGCCATCGTGCGATCGATCACAAAGACGTTGTGGGATTCGTGGTGGACGATGACGGAGAGAAAGCAGACCGTTATATCGCAAAGTTAATGGCTAAATTTCCTCAGATCCGCGTGATTGCCAGAGGTAAAGGTCCGACAGAAGGCGCCTATTTTGTGAAAGTAGGTCCACCGGTCGAATGAGCCCGACTCCTCTTCTCTTCCTCAGTGACGATCCAACATCCGGCACCGGCCTGGGTCGAATCACGCGAGACCTCGCCACGCGCGTCCACAAATATTTACCGGATAAGTTCCGAGTTGGAACGTGCGGGTACGGTGGGAATTTTTCACAGTCTCTCGGATTTCCACAGTACACAATCAAGATGCAGGACTGGCACGTTTTCAACCTGCCGGAGATCTGGAAAGACTTTGCCGGCGACGAGCACGGCATTCTTATGCCGATCTGGGACGCTTCTCGTCTTCTGTGGCTGGCGAGGCCGGAGAACGAAGAAGATCCGCGCTTGAGAAACTTCCTGCAGAGCAAGCCGTTCGACATCTGGAATTATTCTCCAATGGATGCTCACGGAGTAGATGGAAAGCTGACCATGATACTGAAGCACACGCTTGAAGGATTCGATCGTGTGCTGGCTTACTCGAAGTGGGCTTACGACATCCTCGAAAGAACGCTGGATAAAAGCCACTTCAACCACATCGATTGGCGCCCACATGGGATTGACACAAGTGTGTGGTATCCACGCAAGCGGATACAAGCCCGACACGGATTTGGAGATAAGTTAGGAGCAAAAGATTTCCGGGGAAAAGTCACCCGAATTCCAGATGATGCGTTCCTGATCGGCATCGTGGCAACCAATCAAGCACGTAAAGACTGGGGGCTTGGAATCAATGTCATCGCAGAGATCGCGAAGCAGAAGAATGTGTGGTGTTGGCTACACACTGATCGTCTGGAAAATGCCTGGAGTATCCCGATTCTTCTACAGTGGGACTTTAAGATCCACGAGAAATCGATTGTCACCACAGTTGATTTCAAAGATGACCAGATGGCGTGGGCGTACTCAGCTTGTGATTTAACTTTGGGAATAGGAAATGGTGAGGGCTGGGGTTTTCCGATATTCGAGTCTCTTGCGTGCGGGACTCCATGTATCCACGGAAACTACGGAGGCGCACCAGAGCACATGCCAAAGTGCATGCTCATTGAACCTGCGATGGATCGCATTGACGGTGTGTATAGCCTCATTCGAAAAGTCTATCGCGTGGAAGATTGGGTAAATACTGCTGTCAATTTGATGGGCGTCAAAAGCGAGTCTAGTCTTTTGCCTCAACATATTTCATGGGACGTGCTGTGGCCGTCATGGGAAGCTTGGTTTCTACAAGGATTGAATGGCTAATATCTACAATCCGCGCCGTGAATGGCTCACAAATGTCGCTTTGAAATGGGAATCGGACAAGTGTTTGCTCTGGCCGTTTCGAGTCGACAAAGATGGCTATGGAAGATTGAACTGCATCCCAAATATTGAGACACGTTCTCATCGTGCCGTATTCTTTTTGAAACACGGACGCTGGCCCGAGCCGAATGCTCTGCATTCCTGCGACACTCCCGGTTGCTGTAATCTCCGTCACATCAGCGAAGGTACGCCACAGCAAAATCAACACGAAAAAGCAGAACGCGGAAGAAGTCTGCGCGGAGTTCAGCAACACGATGCAAAATTAACGGATGATCTCGTCCGTCAGGCCAGAGCCGAGTACGTCCCGCGCAAGATGGGATTCCATCGTCTCGCCAAGAAGTACGGCGTATCGAAGCATGGAATGATGCTCGCCATCAAAGGAGCTTCTTGGAAGCACGTATGAATCCGCAGATGGTCTATTGCGTAGCCACGCGCGGCTGGCAAGACTGGAAAGGCTGCATGATGTCTTGGTTTCGCACTGCGTCAACTAAGTATCCGGCGACTGTCTGCAAAGATATGGATGTCGTTCCAGCACTGCAACGGTTGTATGAAGACACTAAAGAGCCAATCTTGGCCTACTTGCATGACGATGTGATAATCCACGAGAAGAACTGGGACGTCCGAGTACTGAAGGAGTTTGAAGATGAATCTATCGGACTTGTTTCTTTCACAGGGGCTTTGGGCCACGGAAGACCTGATCTTTATCGTGTGCCGTACCACCTTCCAGACCTCGCGCGGCAAGTATTCATTTCGAACATGCGGGATGCAGAGACGCACGGCGCACGATTCACCGGGGAGAGAGACGTCGCAATCGCCGATGGGTCTACCTGCTTTGTAAGGCGATCGATTCTGGACAAGTTAGATGGATGGACGAAAGCTGCGCCTTACGGCTACTGGCTATACATGGAGTGGATTTGCTGCGAAGTGAGGCGCGCCGGATACAGAATTAGAACGGTCGGTGTTGAGTTCGAGCATCTAGGCGGAAAGACTTCGGGGCACATTGCTACCGTCCCTTCTTACGAAGACGCTCATCGTTTTTTGTATGACAACAATAGAGATGTTCTCCCTTTTCGAGTGAAAGAATGAAACCGAATCCGGATTGGCACTATCTCGCCGGCTTGTGGGACGGTGAAGGATGCGTCACTGTCTGCTGTGTCTTGAAAAAGAGAGCAGACGGTTCGTGTTACGAATATTGGAACGTTAGGCTCAACATGAGCAACACTTGTGAGTCGCTAATTCGTTCACTCGCTGATGAGTTCGGAGGTAAAGCGTTCGCCGGCAAGACCAGCTATAAATCGAGAAAGCTTGCTCACCAGTGGACTGTCTTTAATTCTGAAGAATGCTCCCTCATCCTTCGCAACATTCTTCCCTTCCTTCGCTACAAGAACGAAGAAGCAAAATTGGCGATCGAGTATTTCGATGGAGTAGCTAAACACATGCGCGGACCATCCTCTTTTCTCCCTGATGAAGAATGCGAGCGGCGAAACCGTTTGGCACTGGCAATTAGGGCGCTTCCAGGCAGAAGAAAAAATGACCAGAATAACGGTCGCGTGATGCTTCCGCGACAAGAGAGAAAACGCACAGAAGCGGGTCAGTTCGCATGATCTGAGCTAAATGGTGTATCGCGTGCTGTGCTGGCTGGGTTTAAATTCCCCTTGAAGGGAGAAACACCATGCCAGATCCAGCTAGCTATAACGCGGGATACGAATCCGGTCATCAGAAGGGAATAGAGGACCAACAGATGAAAGAGCAGCAGCAAGGGTCTCAAGTACGCGAGACTCCGCAAACTGCAACTCCTGCACCTGTGCCGGAACTGAAGCCTCAAGCTGAGAAACCGAAACCGATTCTCATCACAAAAACGAACGCAACAGTAGCAACAAAAGCGAAAAAGAAAAGTAGGACTGCCGCGTGAAAGTTTGTCTCATAACCCCGCCTTCAGGATTCTTGATGGATCAAAGGGTCTTCATGTCCCTGGGGATCCTGAAGGTGGGGGCAGTCTTGGAGCAAGCCGGGTACGAGGTCGATCATATCGATCTCTCAGGAGTGAGCAATTATGAGGATGTTTGCCGGGATTATCTGCTTGCTTGTGTCGATCCGTCTTCTCTGGTTTGCGCGATCACTGCCACGACACCACAGATTCCAGCAGCACTTAAAATACTTCGGACGCTACGAGTTTTTCCGTGCAAGTTCATCTTGGGAGGTCCGCATCCTACGCTTCTCAATGCCGCCGCAAGACGAGGGAACGAGAGAGCGCGAGTGGGACTGTCTCAACTTCTCGATCAATTTGATTCCGTCGTCGCAGGGGATGGAGAAAGAGCTATTTTCCGGGCGCTCCGAGAATCCGGACTGATTGACGCAGACGATCCAAAGTCGGATCTATGGGCTCCTAACGATTTCTTCTCACCCTGGCCGGCGCGTCATCTCGTAGATGTCGACTCGTATCACTACACGGTCGACGGCGAGAGAGCCCTCTCGATGATTGCGCAGCTTGGATGCCCGTTTGAATGCGGCTTTTGTGGTGGAAGGCTTTCTCCGATGCTCAGGCGCGCGAGGAATCGGCAGTTCTCGATCGACATCATCGCGGAAATGGTTCACCTGTACGACACGTACGGAGTGAAAGGCATGATGCTCTATGACGATGAGTTGAACGTCAATAAGGGCATTGTCCCGCTCATGCGTGGCATCGCGGCGACAGGTATTGATTGGAGGTTACGTGGCTTCGTCAAAGCGGAACTCTTTAATGAAGACCAAGCTAGAGTCATGTATTCGGCAGGATTTCGCTGGTTACTGTGCGGTTTTGAGTCCGCACATCCCCGCATTTTGCGCAACATTAACAAGAAAGCAACTCTTGCGGACAATACGAATATGCTGCGGATTGCTCATGCGAATGGGCTGAAGGTCAAGGCCCTGATGAGTCTAGGGCACCCGGGCGAAAGCGAAGAGACGATCCTTGCAACAAGAGATTGGCTCCTGCAGGAGAAGCCGGATGACTTTGACGCGACCGTCATCACCGAGTACCCGGGAACACCGTACTGGGACCAGTCGGTTTGCGTGGAGGAGCCCGTCTACAAGTACACCTTCAACGGAGATTCGCTCTATTCGAAGAACGTCGACTTTGCCGTCGAGGAAGCTTTCTACAAAGGCACACCGGGCGAGTACACGTCTTTCGTGTGGACCGATTACATCAGCGCCGAGAAGTTGGTTGCTATGCGCGATGAGCTTGAAGCGGAAGTGAGAGTGAAGCTGGGGATTCCGTATCCTAGCGCTCCATCTGTTTTGTTATACGAGCATTCGATGGGGCTGAATCTGCCGGCTACGATTTTACGAAAAACGGACAGTTCTTTTGTAAGCACGTTGGCGGACAGACAAGAACTGAGGAATCGATGAGTGTAAATGTCACGTTTCTAGTTTGCAATCGTCCCAGATTGACGAAACAAGCGCTCTACTCGCTTGGGCCGACTGATGACGGTGTGATTAACGTCACTGTCAGCGAAGATTGCAAATGCGATACTGAAACACAGAAGGTTTTGAGTGATTGGTATCAGTCCAATCCGAAGAACAGGCATCTCTGCGGACACACGGCAGAGTACGGGACCGGTTCCCTCCGTAATCAGGTCATTGCCGCCAGCGAGAAATACTTCGGACGTGGAAGTTATCTATACCTCAGCGATAATGACGTGTGTTTCTATCCTGCCGTTTTCGAAAAGCTGGTTCCGATCTATGAATACGCCTGGACCTTGGGATTTAAGGTACTGGGTGCCTACAATCATCCGTATCATATTCCACTAAACCAAACTCCTGTGTATGGCGGTGGCCGCGAGATCATCTCGCGCATCATGCAGGTTCAGGCTCTTGCCCTCCAATCCATGTTGATGAAGTGGGAAGTGTGGGACCAGTACGGTCCTTTCACGGAGACCCCGGTTGGTCGAGTGTGCATGGGTGAGGACGTCGACTTCTGTCACAAGATTTTGAAGGATGGTGGAAAGCTGGGAGTGGTTAGTCCTGCCCTGGCGGTGAATTGCGGTATCACGAACAGTTTTGGGGAGAAGATTCCCGGCTGGGAGTTGGTAATGAAAGAGGCGCCGGTAGGGGTCTTTATCGAATGAATCGCTGGACAAACTTCGTGTGCTGGTTCAGCCGGCACTTCTTCGACATCCACGATTACAAAGATTCGTGGGGAGGAGATGGTACGCCGACGCACTGGTATACCTACCGCTGCTGGAATTGTGGAAAGCAGTTTCAAATATGAACGGGGTCATCCATGTCGGGGGACATTTCGGAGAAGAAGTAGACGGCTATCTGGATGAAGGCCGGTCTCCGATCATCCTGTTTGAGCCTCAAGATCTTCCACACAAGCATCGTGTGTCGTCCGATGTGATTTGGGTTCAGGCCGCACTCGGGGATGACAACGAAATTGCAAACCTGCACATTCCTCAACACCTTACTGCCGCCGAAGGCATGGACACCCAGAGCGCTTCACTTTTGGGTTTAATTGAAGAACGAGCAGTCGCAAATGGATGGGTGCCGACAGCTTGCGCAACGATTCCAGTTGCAGTCATGCGTTTCGATCAATGGGCTAGGAAGAATGTCTACGTTCGTCACATGTGTACGCTCCTAAAGATTGACGTGCAGGGCATGGAAATGCAGGTATTACGCGGCTTCGGCGACTATTTGAAAAGCTTTGAGTCAATCGTTGTCGAGTGTTCCTGCCCCGCTCTGTACTGGGGCTCGTACTGCGCGCATGACGTCGAGCATGAATTGTTTAGTCAAGGATTTTTGAGACAGAGTCAGATACTCCGGCATGGAGATGTGAGGTTTCTTCGCTCGCTATGACCGACCCGCTATTAGGTGAATTGTGTGACGAAAAGTGTTCCGCTTGCGGAGCCCCATGCGATCGATTAGCTACAGATCTCCCGCATCATTGTATAAATTGCGGTGCAACGTGGTGGGGTGAAGATGAGGATGGCGCTGATGACTGATCTTCCGAATCGAGAAGAGTTTTCAGAAGTTATGGACCTATCTTCCGGCATAGCTCCGCTGGCCGCTTTGACCATGACCGAGTGCGAGAACCTATGGCGCGCACTCATGCAGGTTCCCCCGGGTGGACTTGTAGTGGAGACCGGATGCCAGCTTGGACGATCGAGCAGTCTGATTACCCAGGCGCGCAAGATTCGACAGTTTCACAGCATCCACATTGACCCTTACACCCAACAGCCGGATTACGCGAAGGGCTGGGTTGAGATGATGATGCGGATCGGCGGGGAATGGGAGCACGCCTTTACCCTGCTCTGCATGAGAACCGAACAGGCAGAGTGGCATCTTAATCGCCTGTGCTACCACTACGATGTTTACGGCAACGGCAAGGGCAATATCGATCTCGCCTTCATCGATGGAGATCACATGGCCGAAGGCGTCAAGATCGACATGCGCCTTGTTGCTGCCTTAATCAAGCGAGGCGGATACCTCACGGCTCACGATTATGGTCACGTCGACTTCCCCGGCGTGAAAGAAGAGATCGACGCCTTTGTCTGTACTCCGCAGTGGCATCACGTAGGAATCTTCGACAGCTTGGGTGTGTGGAGAAGGATTTGAAGTGGGAGCCCCAGTTTCGCCTTAACGCTTGCATTCATTGCGGACACTATCTCTGGAGTCATACGAATGGCAAATGTGCGACGTGCGGATGTTTCCAAGGAGAAGGTCGAAACCGTCCATCACCCACAGCATTACGGCGGTGGCGGCAATCCATACGAAGCCATCAAGGTAATCGAGGCATGGCAATTAGGCTTTCATCTCGGGAACACTGTCAAATACATCGCACGCGCCGGTCACAAGGGAGATCGTTTGGAAGATTTGAAAAAGGCTGCGTGGTATCTGAATAGGGAGATCGAACGATGCGGATAGGTTTCAATGTGGGCTCAGGCCAGCGACCGTTTACGTCCACCGAAGACGTGACGTGGATCAATATCGATTCACAAGAGAAGTGGAATCCGGATGTCGTGTGCAGCGGATCTCACCTTGTCGACAAGGCCGGCTTTCGGATTCAGGACAATACGGTCGA